GTGACGTTGAAGCAGGCGTACCATTTCGAGATGAGCTCCTTCAGGAAGCAGCTCTTTAACTTTGCCGAAGCGGCGCCTTGTGACGAAAGAAACATGACCCTGTAGATGAGGAGTTCCAGAATCACCAACCTCTTTTCCGTAAATAAGATAGTTAACGTCAGGGGACGATCCGAGTGTCGATAGCTCATCTTCGTGAGCTTCAGTGTAGTTGTTGAGAGTGAATTGCCAGTGCTTTGCTTGAGAGCCGGACATATTTTATGAGGTGAGGAGCTGAGACAGGGTGTCTGTAATACTAGGGGGTAGACACCCTGTCTCAATCGCGACCGGGACTTCGTCCCGGTCAACCCGTTAACACGACCCAAGTCGTGTTTCTAGGGTTCGGGATATAATTTAAAAAAAAATACTTAATACCCTAACATTTGGGGGTTATAAATCCCTAAGGGTTACACATACGTTTAGCGTTTCGCGCATTCGCGTGGGTGTGCTCGAGCTTCGCTCTCCGCTACCCACGGCTCACAATATTTGAAAATGGTACTTTTGTCTAAAAAGAATGTTGCTGCCTTTCAGGCAGGTTACCGTCTATACAACAAGTGGGATAGGAGCCGTAGCATGCGTCGTCGTGCTAGTACCGCACGTGCCAGGGGACTTCGTCGGCCCCGGTACCGTAGGAGCTATAAGTCTAAAGGAGCGTGGCAGGCCGCTGCGCGGCGCCAGGTTGCGTTGCCTCGTAACTATAGTACTTCGAAAACATGTGAAACGGTCTTGCCCGGTGGAAACGGGTATCAGACGTTAAATGAAAAGAAAATGCAACCTCAAGGACTTATCAACATCACACGTGGCGATGCTTTGAATCAACGTGAACGTGATACTATCTACATTAGTGGAATTCAGATTAAGGTTAACTATGTTAATCTACGTGGAACCCAGCGTATCTGGGTTAATTGGGCGGTGGTGTATCCTAAGCGTGATCGTACAATGAGTGCTACGCAAAAGGACTTCTTCCGGGACTACAATGCGGAACGTTCCTGGGATGCCAATGCGGCTACCAAGACCGGGTTATCTTGGTCCTGCGCTGCAGTGAACACGGATGAGTTCGTCGTTTTGAAACGAGGAAAATTCCTGCTGACGCCTTCCGGAAATTCGATCGCTAACTACAATCACAAGGACCCGGAGAAGATTCTCACTCAATATGTGAAGATCGGGCGTATGTTTACTTTTGATGGTGCTATCGAAGCGGTAGACCAGCAAATCTATATGTGCACGTGGACAGCGGTAGGAAGTACGGTGGCCGGCTACGATGTCGCGCCGGCCTGCCTTGATTATCGTATGAGAGCTGTTGTTTATTATCGTGAACCTAAAACGGCTTAATTATCCGATAGCGATCGGCGCTTAATGCGGTTTCAGATGGACTTTCGTTCATAAATACTAATACATGTGGAGTTGGAAACATCTTGGTTTCGGATTGATACTTAGGCGAAGATAAAATACCGTCCTTGACTTGTTCTAAGAATGCATATTGTAAATGCTCAGTTTTTTCGCGTGGAACATCAACAATTAGCAACTTCGTAGTGATCTTGTAGCATAGTGCCATGTCTGCGGTCTTGCCGGCTCTTATAATTTGAACTTTTTCACGTGTTCGGAGTAGAAACCTTCCCAGATACGTTTTTCCGGCATTGCCGGGTTCATCAACCACGAAGAGTATTTCGCGGGGATGGATTGGCGAATCGACGTAATCCACCACTCTCTGTTGCCAAGGTCGTGGACAGAAATCTGAGGGCCCCAACGGCTGCGGAAATAGATCTCGCACGACGGCTCTTGCGTAATGGGGATATCGGGCCATGATGTTAGGATGTTTCTCACGGAGCTCAGGACTGTCGTATACACCGCCTGAGATGGTGGTCCGAAATTCATCGAACTCGGACCTAGCACCCCCTTGCACCGCAGGTGGTGTACCAAACTCTCGATAATTCCCGTCTTTGCGGCAATATTCAATGTGACGTTGAAGCAGGCGTACCATTTCGAGATGAGCTCCTTCAGGAAGCAGCTCTTTAACTTTGCCGAAGCGGCGCCTTGTGACGAAAGAAACATGACC